AGACTACTGGGTTTGAGAGAGAAAGGAGATACACAATGCCTGCCCAACATTATGTCTATTTACCCTCAAGCCCATGAGACTCCCGGTAACGAAAAGTTATTTTAAACTGCTATAAATTACGTCCGGGTCCAGCATATTCTGCTTTACCGAACTTTTTAGAAACGTCACCTTTAAAACCTCCGGACCTTAATCCGTCGGTACCTTCTCCCCCATGCTGAGGGAGTTTACTATTGCTAACTGGATTCAGGGATGACCCTGGACCCGATTGTTTTGAATTCACTTTTCCAACTGCTTCTGCCATAATAAACACCTCCTTACGATAGACCCTCTATATTATTAGATTCGTCCATTGTTGACTGTAAATCATTTCCTTTCTGGTGTGTGATTTTCTTACTATATAGGTCTGTGGGGATAACTTCAACTGGGAAAGGGTAACCCTCGTAGTTTTTACGCATTTTTGCGGCTTTATCTGATGGTACTCTGATTTTCATTGTATCCATGTTCTTTCTTCCTAACATAACCTCCTTGCATTGTCAAGGAATTGGGCGAGACCCCTAACATTCTGGCAATTTTAAACTTACTTAACCCTCCCTGAAACGATCTTCTTCCTTTATTATTTCTTCTAGGCATTAGCGTAAATATCTTGATTTGCGTCTTGGTCTTAATTCCCGTTCACTCCTTAATTTACGATTACTATTTGCACTAGAAACTCTTCCAGTATGGACAATCCTTCCGGGTTTTGTCTTTTTAATACCGTACCTGCCGACAATTTGTCTAGCTCCCGTCATTTATTGCCCAGTTGTTGTTGGGGGCATTGGAATTCCCCCTGCGAAACCACCACCCGCTTCAGGAGCCGGTGGAGGTCCTGCTGGTTGACCACCTCCTTGTTCTGGCATTCCTGGCATGCCTGCCATCTCTCCCTGCATCATTCCTGCTTGTGTTATTGCCCCCGCTGCTGCGGGCGAAGGCGTTAACTGCATTAATTTAATATGTTCATTCATATGGTCAAGATACATAATAGCGTTTTTAGTTTTGTCTAATCCTTCTTTGTGAACAACTAAATGAACCTCATGGTCATCTTCCATCTCCACCGGTTCAGGTTCTCCTTTATCCATCTGTTCATTTTCCGCAAGTGCTAACGCTTCGTCATCAACACCCTGTCTCTTGGCCAACAGTTCTTTGGCAAGAGGTTGAGACTGCCTCAATTGAATCAATCTTTCAGTTCTGGTTCTGTCTGTAATTGAATCTACATCTCCAAATTCAAGGTGTTCAAGAAGAGTCTTTTGGTCAATAGCCCCAAGTCTGAATAATTCCTTAAGTTCTTCCTGTCTAGCCTGTTTGGTATAAGCCAACCAGCTTCCAACCGTAACTCTAACTTCATTTTCATCACCGATAACGGCAATGGGAAGAGCCATCTCTCCGAATGTCTGCTTACCTTTCTTTTTAAGAGATTTAGCAACAGGGGACTTAGCACCGATAACATAGAAATATTCCGGGGCACCGCCCTTGCCTGCAATTCTGGCCAACTTTGCTGTAGTGTAATGTTTGGATATAATTCTGAAAATCTGTTTAGCCGCCCTGCAAAGGAAGTCTTCAAGATTATCTACAAGGTCGTCTTGGGAAGTAGCATCAGCTTGTCGCAATTCTGCAATACCAACACCTGACTTAACTCCAGTAGGAATTCTTCCGAGGGAAACTTCATGCAAGCCTCCAATATCTTCAAGGTACTGACGCATATTGGCGACCTGTTGAAAGATAGACATGGGAAGCGGGGCAATGGGAAGATTCTGAACTACATAGCCAGGATTCTTCTCAATTATCTGTCCATTTTCATTGACAATAGAACGTACTCCAGAACCTTTGTCTATGACAAACCTACCTTTTGCAAAGAAATGATTATATTCAAAGATATGACTTTCAAGTGCATCCAAAACCCTATTAACCGGCATTATTTGTTTTGCCCAGCTCTCTCCATAAATCTCAAGAGGAAGAATATCAGCCTGGAAAACCTCATAATTTGAATCGGGTTCTTCTGTTGCTTCATTCCTAAGTGGATATTCATTATCGTCCGTAAAAGAAACTATTCTGATTTTAGAGGCACCATTTTCTCCATATTCCTTCATTTGGAGTTCGTTCAAAATGGTGTATTCATTTTCGTCACTCAAAGTTGACTGTTCCTCTCCCATGTTTCTAATTGCCTGCATAAGGAAAGACTTATATTCCGAACTTGATAACCTACTGTCTGCGTGTATCTCACCAACGATTTTATAACGGGGGTCTTTACGGATTTCTTTTAGAGGTTTCCTAACAGATTTAATTATAAATTGTGCATCACGGAAACTGGTAGCATTTGGGTCAATATAAATATCAAAAGGGTCAACTACATTAATTTCTACTTCTCCCGCTCCCTTGTCCGCACGGGGGTCCCAACCAAACTGCCAAACACCAATTGAAGTATAAAGTCCGTGGTAAATACTTTCTTTGATTTTCTTTTTAAGACCTAGTTTGTTGTAGAGGTAATCCAATGTTTTACCTGAATATTGGGCATTTTCAGTTGCCGTCTCTGTTGGCTGGTTGGGAATAACTTCCCACTTCGGTCTAAAGGAGGTGACCTGATTCCTAATCGCCCTTGCCTGAGCCCACATAAGGTTGATGGGGATGCGAACCTTAGTCTTTGTACCCATAACGAATGTACTTGAAGCCTTGTTATAGCGGGCATAATGGTAACCACGGAGATAAAGACTTCGGACTACCCATTCCCAATCATATTTCCTTCTGGCTGCCTGAGCAGAAGCCATCATCTTCTTGGCCCTCATAACCAAATCTTTATCTGCCTCTGCAGCAACCTGTTCCTTTGTCTTAATCTTTCTCTTAGGAGGTCTAACCCCTTCAGCATTTCCTAAAACTTTTGATTTTTTTGTTGGCATTATTTCTCCCCTCTAGCTCTGGCTTCTGCTGGTGTCTCAGAGTCACCCTCCATCTGAATTTTATATTCTTTGGGAATATCCATATGGGCCATATCAGTTAAGAAAACTTCATTTTCATCTTCTTTCATTATTACATTGGGTGTAGGTCTTACTGATTTAATGCCTGATACCGGTATAGAAACACCGGGATTCCCGGTATCTATCAATCTTCCCTCTAACTCTCTCACATGAAGTTCATGACGCCATTCTCTCCATGCCAGAAGAGCAATCAAAGCAATAATTATTAATGTCTCTATCATATCGGATAAGAACTCAAATCAGTTAAAATACTTTCTTTAGCCGTTTTGCCATTAAGTCCAACTTTGTTTTTGATTTCGTCAGAAAGGCTGTCCACAAAAGTTTCAACATCAGGAGTTTTATCTTCAATAGTTTTGCCAACCGAGTTTTGGAGAACTTCATAAATATCCTTTCTAGTGATTTTTTTAGCTGTCTCAATATCTGTTTTAATTGTAGCATTGTCCCTAATGTCAGCCATTTTAATAAACCTAACAGTCCTTAACCCTTTTGTCAACTTTTTATTTCTTCGGCATCCTCCCATTTGGGAACTTCTCTTGGTGCCGGTTTCTTTAAATTCTCTAAATCTTGTTGGGTTATCCCCTGAATTCCTATAACAGTTATATTTGCTGGGGGAGCAACCGTCTTCTCACTCCAATCTTCAACCGCCTGTAACCAAAGTTTTACTTCCGCTGCTTCACCCCTAGTTGATGCATTACGATATAGTCCGTGGATTACATCACTGGTCTTATCTTTAGACCATTCCCTGCGTGCGTTGGCAACCATCTCCCAATAATCCTGCCTCTTCTTCCATTTAGCAACAGTGTTTTTATGTACGCCCCATTTCTCTTCAAATTCTCTTTGAGTCTTAGGATTTCGTAATGGAGTCGGAAGTGCAGACCATAGACAGAACTCCTGAAACATTTCCGGTTTCCTTAAAAGAACTTTCCTGGGATGTCCGGCAGATGGTCTCACTATTTTAATCTTCATTGGAAACCCATATCTACTAATGGGCATTTTCTTTTGTCTTTTCATTTTTGTTTATTGGGTTTATAACTTATGATTGCAAACCAAAGCCAACCAAGTTGAATACTAAGTAACTGGTGAGCATCTTTCCACATAATCGGTTTATTAAATAAGCGTTCTAAAAATCTTTTCATTTTTGTTTAACAGAAACCTCTTCAGAAAAAGTAACAATCTTTATATCATTATCCCGTACCTTTAATTTTACAGTAACTTCTCCGAAACCATAGGTTGTAGCAATTTCTTTCACCCGACCATCAACAATTTTGATTATATCCGACCAAAATTCAATCGGCTTAAATAAATTGTCTTTTGGTACTACTGTTTCATCCTTCGCTTTCATAGAATTGTCCTAAAAGTGCATCCCCTTCAC